GTGGATCGGGCGAAGATGCTGCATAACGAAACAATAACGATTGATGAGATATACAACGCAGGGCTAACGGCCCGGCTGGCCGACCAGGCCATACAGGCAATCACTGAGAGGTACGAAAATGAGTAATTCAGACGGTCAGGGCACGGGCACGTTCACAGATCGCAAGTGCTTCGCACGGCACTCCGGCCTGTGGTTGTGTGAGCCACGGGAAGCAATGACGTACTATGACGCCGTGGTTAAGAACGGCTGGCGATCGATTAAGGCTGAAGTGCAGGCCGAGGGGCCAGCATCAGACGCCGGGGTCAACGTCACGCAGGGCGGTACTGCAATCATCCCTATAACGGGCATGATGATGAAGGGCACAAGCAAGATGTTCGATGGAACGTCTACGCTTAAAACTCGCCGCCAGATCAGCGCGGCGATGGCTGATGATTCGGTTAGCTCGATCTTGATGTTTATTGACTCGCCCGGTGGCCATGTAGACGGCACGGACGAATTGGCCGCTGATATCCGGGCTGCTGATCTGACCAAGCCTGTATTCTCGTTTATCGAGGACATGGGCGCCAGCGCAGCGCTGTGGGTGGCCAGCCAGTCCAGCAAGGTGTTCACTAACCGGATGGCGGCAGTTGGGTCGATCGGTGTATTCGCCGTGGTCACAGACGCTTCTGAGGCGATGGAGCAGGCGGGTATCAAGGTTCACGTTATCAGCACTGGCGATTTCAAGGGTGGCGCTTTCGGGGCTGAAGTATCCGAGGCTCAGATCGGTGAAGTACAGAAGATGGTCGATGCCATAAACGTAGAGTTTAAGGGCGCTGTTAAGAAGGGCCGCAGCATGACCGCGAAGGCAGTGGACGCCATTGCAGACGGTCGTATGTTCACGGCACCAGAGGCGCAGGCGTTGGGCCTGACAGACGGCGTATCTACTATCGAGAAGGTATTAGGCGCAATGGATAAGGAAGTACGCGCACGGGGCAGGGCCAGACGGGCCAGAGCCACCGCAGCGCAGTTAAATATAGATAAGCGGAAATAGCGTTTGCCATCGTGTGAATCGGTGGAATATTGCGATTGAGGATACGCAGAGTCGTGTCCTCATTGGTGCAGAGTCACCTGTTGGAAGTTGGACTATTTTATAATCATTTTCTAAGGTATTGAAATGAAAATTTCTGAACTTAAGAATGAGCGCAAAAACCTGTTGGCAGCCGCCGACGAGCTTGTAAAAGAGCATGGCGAAGATATCTCGGACGAGACTCTGGGCCAGGTTGATGAACTCATGGCGCAGGCTGATGAAGCCAGCGCGAAGATCGAAGCCGCCGAAGCGCGTCGCAAGACCGCTATCGACACGGCTAACCGCGTGAGCGCTGCTAATGCAGCCGTGACCGCTGAACCTGTAACCGCTGCACCGTCTGCTATCGCAGGCGTGTCTGTGGGCGTGACCCGCGAACTGGAAGACAAGACTCGCGGCTTTGCTGACTTGGGCGCGTTCGCTGCTTCCGTTATGGAATCGGGCACCGGCCATTCATTCGATGAGCGCCTGGACTTCTGCGCCGCGAATAACCAGACCATTGGCAGTCAAGGTGGCTTCCTGGTTCCCCCGGAATTCTCGCAAGAGATTATCTCGGGATTGTATGGAGCTTCAGATTCTCTGATCGCTCGCACGACTAACCTGAACATCACTGGTGATTCGATCACATTCCCCGCTGACGCCGAAACTTCAAGAGTGAATGGTAGTCGTCACGGAGGCGTGGCCGGATATTGGAAAAGTGAATTGCCGCTTGCTGCAATGACCGAATCCAACCCGACGTTGCGTGAAGTTAAACTTGAGCCTGAGTGCCTGACAGTGTTTGTCAAAGTCACCGACAAACTCTTGATGAACGGTGGCCCTGCTGTTGGCCAGTGGATCAACGGCGCGGCGCAGGATGAAGTTAACTTTAAAGTTGGCGATGCGATTGTCAATGGTAACGGCGTAGGTCAGCCTCTCGGCTTCCTGCAGTCCGGTGCTTTGATTTCTGTAGCCAAGGATGGCTCCCAGACGGCTGCCACCCTGAGCGCCAGTAACGTCGATCGTATGCATCTTCGCCTCCCGGCGAACTTGCGCGCTGGCGCGATCTGGTTGCACAACCAGGACGCCGAAGGCGAGATCGCTAACCTGGAAGACGGCAACGGCAATGCGCTGATGCGTCGTAATTTCATGTTGGACGGCTCGATGGTCAATTCGCTTTACGGAATCCCACTGGTTCCATGCGAATATATGCCCACATTGGGATCTGCCGGAGACCTGACCTTGTGCAGCCTCCAGAGCTACATCACAGCAACCCGTGGCGGCACTCGTTCCGATAGCTCCATCCACCTAAATTTTGACAAGCTGACTACAGCTTTTCGGTTCCTGCTCGAAATTGACGGTTCTCCCAAGAACCTGGTGCCGACAACCCCATATCAGGGTTCTTCGACTGTCAGTCCGTTTGTCACTACTGCAGTGCGCGCATAAGCGCAGGAATAGGAGATAAACGATGCCAAATAAACAACTGATTGAAGAATCAAACCCGATCGATATGTTTGGGCTTGGCCCAGTCGATGCTAACACCGACCGCACTGGCGACTACATCAATGTTGAGAACTACAGGCGTGGCCTGGTAGTGGTCAATCTAGGGGTGGGCACGGCAGGAGACGATTTTTTATTCACGGTGAAAAGCGCACAGGATGCGAGCGGAACCGGCGTCGCAGACTGGGACGTGATTTCTGAATATTGGATCAAGCAAGCTGCAACTAACTTGCTCGCTGTTGGTCAGTACACCAAAACCACGCAGACCACAGACGCGCTGATTACGGGCAATGCCACGTCAGCAGAACAAGTGGTTCAGGTGGTTGTCGATCTGGACTTTTCCCAGATGGATACCACTAATGGGTTCACGTTCTTTAGCTGCACGCTGACGCTTGCCGCTTCAGGCGGTGCTCAGTATTGTTCAGTCAACCTCATTCCGTATAGCCCCCGCTATGCCGAAGATGTTGGCCCGAGCATGATCGCTTAGTTTAGTACCTTCGATCCTCTGGCATGTTCTCCTTGGGACATGCTGGGGGATCACTTTACTTTCGCGGGAAACATTAAATGCCGCAAGACATAAACGACGCGCACCACTTCGCAGCAGGACGCAGACCGGCCAGCGTTACGCACTTCGCGCTACGCCGCACGGTGGACCCTGTTGACCAAGCGGTGAGCCTTGAAGCTATCAAATGCTTTTTGCGTTTGCCTGCTGACGACGACGATAATGATGTGATGCTTGAACAGCTTATAGGCGCTGCGACGAATTACGTCGAAGTGCTGCTTGGCCGCGCATTGATTACGCAGACGTGGGAATACAAACTAGATTACTTTCCTTTTGAGTTTCAACTGCCGCGCCCGCCAGCGATAAGCGTTACCAGTATCGCATACGTTGATACTGACGGCGCCTCGCAGACGTTGGCCACCAGTGTTTACCAAACGGACTTCAGCAGCGAGCCGGGACGTATCTCGTTGGACGACGGGCAGACCTGGCCGAGTACGTTGACCGGCGAGCTTAACGCCGTGACGGTGACGTATACCGCTGGGTATGGCACGGATACGACCGACGTACCCGCTAACATACAGACAGCGATTATGTTCTTGGTTCAGGATTACTACGATAACCCGCAGGGTCAGATCATCGGTACTATCTCGAAAGATAACCCGGTGGTGATGCGTTTGCTTGGCATTGACAGACAACCGAGATTCTTTTGAGCTTCCCGGCTATCAACCCCGGTGAGTTACGCCACAGTATAGAAGTGCAGGACAAAACAGAGACACGCGGCACGGGTGGCGACTTCATCGAGACATGGGCTGTTAAGACCAGGACGAAGGCGAAGATAGAAACGCTGACTGGCCGCGAGCTAGTAGAAGCGCAGCAGGTAGACGCTAGGGCCACGAAGAAGGTCACGCTGCGGTATACAGATTCGGTCAGTCCTTCCGATCGTATTGTACGGGGCTGCGATATATACCACCCGATATGGATCAACAACATAGAAGAGCGCAACGTGGTGCTTGAAGCTATTTGCAGGCAGGACACAGACTGATGACCGTAGACGCACAGTACACTCTCAAGTTAAAAGCCATAGAGACGCTGAACAACAACCGCGACTTGTCTACGCCTACCGATGGTGAATACGTCCACGAGATCCCCGGATCGTTTGGGACTGCCACTAGCGCGACTACACCGGCTATATCGGCAGTGTGGTCGAAGACGGTTACGCTTTCGTCTGGCGCTGCTACGATTGACTTGACGGCGCTGGATAACGGCGACCTGACTAACTTAGACTTTACCGCAACGAAGATATACTACTGCCATGTAAAGGCGCGAACTACAAACACGGCGCTTATCTCGCTTGGAACCGGAGCCACGAACGGCTACCCGTTCCCAGGGATCGGCGCTAGTGATACCTTTGATGTAGGCGCCGGCAATGAAGCGCTGTTTCGTATGCCGGTAAGTACCGCCGTTAGTTCGACGGTTAAGACGATCGACGCGGCAAGCTCTGACGTTGATGCCATCTTTGATATTGTTATCACGGTGGGTGCGTAGTGGCATCAAAACCAATCGATATCTCTTTCCTAAAGGGACAGGGCGTCGATGATCTATTGGTGGTATTCGATAAGCTTGATGTCAAAGAGCAAAAGAAGATTGCCCGCAAGATGACGCGGGCTGGTGCGAAGGTTATGCTTAACACTATTAAATCGCTTACACCGATTGACTTTGATGGCGAGCGCGGTGGGAAGCATCTAGTTGATACACTCAAAGTCCGGGCGCTACCACGCAGCCGTGCGTCTGTTGGCGCATACATACGCACAGGCACACGCGCAGAGCTTGGGATTGACGACGATGCCAAGGGGTACTATCCAACGCACATAGAGTATGGATTCACACGCAAGAGTCGCGGCGGCTTGACTAGCACCAATGTACCGGCGCAAAGCTATCTTCGCGCTGGCTTTGATATAAAGAACCCGGCATCTTTTAAAGTCATGGGCGTGATGCTGTTCAAAGAACTAAAGAAACGTTGGCTGGCTAAATGAGCGCCACGCTTAACGCAGAGCTTTACACGTTTCTGACTGACGATCCTACGATCGCGTCATTAGCGGGGCTGAAGGTTTACCCGATGCGCGCACCTAATAGCGCGGCATTGCCTTATATAGTGTACCAACGGATTGACGACATCGGAGTACACCACCACCGAGGGGCGGCAGGATACGCAACGGCGAGCTAC